TATAACCCTTAATGGCAAATTTAAATCTTAATGGTAATGTTTCAAAAAACGAAGAAGCATTACACTTGGCACATTCAAACCTTATTACATTTGGTAAATTATTTTCACCACAAGACTTCTTAGCAAGTGCAACACCTGATTTTCATATTGACGTTGGAAAACTACTATTAGATAAAAACAAACAACAATTAGCATTGGTTTTACCACGTGACCACGCAAAATCAACTTTGGCAGCTTGCGCTGTTTTACATAGATTTTTATTTGCAAGCAAAGATAAGCCTGAATTTATTGCATGGATTGGTGAAGCACAAGACCAAGCAAGGGATAATTTAAATTGGATTTCTAATCATATATATTCTAATCCTGCTATACATTATTATTTTGGTGACCTACAAGGAGATAAGTGGACAAAAGATGAATTTACCTTGAGCAACGGATGTAGAATGATTGGGAAAGGTACATCTCAAAGACTTCGTGGTAAAAAACAATTATCATCTAGGTATACGGGTATCATACTTGACGACTTTGAATCAGAGTTAAATACGAAAACTCCTGACTCACGTAGACAAATTAAAGAATGGGTGACTGCTGCTGTATATCCTGCTATTGATTTTGATAAAGATGGATTCCTATGGTGCAATGGTACAATTGTTCATTATGATGCTTTTTTAAACATATTAGTTAGAAATAAACAAGAAGCTGATAAAACGGGCGAAGATTATGCTTGGGAAGTTTACACTAAAAAAGCAATAGAAGATGGTAAACCAATATGGCCTTCTAGGTGGCCAATAAAAAAACTTGAAGAACGTAAACAATTTTACATTGATTCAGGTACACCTGCTAAATTTTATCAAGAGTATATGAATCAAGCAAAGTCACCTGAAGACCAAATATTTAGTGAGGAGGATATTAATGATGGGTTATATCAAGGCAATGCAAGATTTGATGAAGCAGCTGACTCGTGGTATATACAATTTGCTAATGGCGACAAAGAGTATGTTAATATATATATTGGTGTTGACCCAGCCTCAACGATTACTACTCGTAGTGATTATTCCGTTATTATGGTGTTGGGCGTTACTAGCAATTACGATTATTACGTTATTGAATATTGGCGTAAAAGAGTCTTACCCATGGAGTGTGCCGATGAAATATTTAAAATCGCTAAACAATACTCGCCAATCAGAAGAATAAATATTGAAACAATTGCGTACCAAGAAATGTTACGTGACTATATAATGAAAAGAAGTAAAAGAGAGGGTTTGTTTTTACCAGGAATAGAAAAGGGAATTAAAAATTATAACTCAAAAAAGAAGGACAGATTGTTTGAAGGTTTACAACCTATGTTTAAAGCTGGAGCTGTGCATCTTAAAAAACAGCATCACGAGTTTATTGATGAGCTCATTGATTTTCCAAAGGGCTCTCATGACGACATTATTGATGCTTTTTATTTAGCGACACAATGGGCAAAAGGAAATGCAAAGGCAGGAAAAGTGGTAAAAGAAAAAAATAAAGAAGGCTATTGGTCTAAGCCAAAAAAAATGTACGATTGGATGACAGGGAGGCGGTTATAAGGCGATTTGTTATATATTGTAATTTTTTGTTATATTATATATTGTGATTAAGGAAGATTTCAGAGCAAAAGAAATACGAGAATTGTTTGACAGATGGTCAAATGCAAGAGAAGACTGGGATGTTGCTGCTCGTGAAGATATTGATTTTTATCTAGGTAACCATTTTAGCGATGAGGAGATGGACGAACTTGCATCTCGTAATCAATCAGCAGTTCCAATAGATAGGCTATATTCTGCCATTGAACAATTTAAAGCAATAATCACATCTAAGCCACCTAAATTTTCAGCTATAGGAAGAGAAGATTCTGACAATAAACTTGCTCATGTTTGGAAAGTTATTTTAGAATACATATGGGACATATCAGATGGTGACGAACAATTTAAACAAGCTGTTCACGATTATACTGTTACAGGTCTTGGCTATTTTTATGCATACATAGATAAAGAAGCTGATTATGGTCGTGGTGAAATAAAATTTAAACATTTAAATCCTTTTAAGGTTTATGTTGACCCTAATTCAAGAGATAGATATTTTGATGATGCTACAGGTATGATGGTTTCAAACGTAATGAGTAAAATGCAATTACTTGATGCGTACCCTGAGCTAGGTCAGCCAATAAAAGAAGGTGAAGAAAAAACAATACTTGATAGTATTGACACGGTATCTGAAGAAGATTGGCCAAGCAATTCTAACAAAAGAACTATTCAATCATTTACTCCTGATGAAGTTAAAGATTACGATTACCAAGGTTCAACTGAAAAATTTAGACTTATTGAGCATTACTCTAAAGTAAAGGTTCCATATTATAGATTGCTAGATAAAAGAACTAATCAAGAAAAAATTATATCTAAAGAACAGTTTGATACTTTCTCAAAAGATAGTCAATTTGCAAATTCAATTGAAAAAGGTTTTCTTGATTATGTTGAAGTACAACAAACAAGAATACGACAAACATGTTGCGTAGGACAAATAGTTTTATATGATTTAGTATTAGATACTGATATGTACCCTATTGTACCTGTGCCAAATATATGGACAAATACTCCATATCCAATGAGCGACGTAAGAAAAAATAAAGATTTTCAAAGGTTCCTCAATAAGACAGTATCATTAATCACATCACACGCACAAGCTAGCTCAGGATTAAAACTTCTTATACCTCAAGGAAGTGTTCAAGATATTGAAGAACTCGAAAGAGATTGGGCTAACCCAAATGCCACCCTCGAATATGATGCTTCTTTTGGGGAACCACATTTTCCGTCTCCACAACCATTGTCAAGTTCTATTATGCAATTACCACAATTGATAGAAAAATACATAGATTTGAATATGGGTATATTTGAAATGATGCAAGGAAATGCTGAAGCTGCACCAAGAACGTCTTCAGCAACAATGATGATGGAAGATTTTGGTCAACGACGTTCTAAGTCTAAATTAAGAGATATAGAAGGCGCTTTGAAGAGAGTTGGTAAGGTTGTATATAATCTAGCTAAATCACATTACAACTTTCAAAAAACATTTAGAATTGCACAACCCAACAATGATATTAATGAATTTACTGTTAATAAAAGATTGTATGACGATAAAACAAAAGAATTTCAATCTATTGAAAATGAGATATCTGTAGGACAATTTGATATAAGAGTTATTGGGAACTCTACAATGCCTTCAAATAAATGGGGCGAATGGGAAATTTATATGCAAGCATATCAATCAGGTCTTATTGATAAGGTTGAAGCTTTAAAGAAAACAGATATATTTGACAAGGAGGGTGTATTGTCAAGAACAGACCAAATTATGCAATTACAACAAGCACTACAAGGTGCTCAGCAACAAATTAAGAAAGTCTCAGGGGATTTACAAACTGCACATCGTGAATCGATACAGGCACGTAAACGTACTGAGGTAGAAAAATTCAAGGCAGAGCTAAATAAAGATTCTTCTAGCAGAAAAGCTGAAGATAAGCTTGCCATTGGTAGACTAAAAGATGCGGTCAAACTTGAGTCAGAGAAATTACGATTAGGTAGTCAAGCTCAATTACGACAAGAGAAATCGCAAAAGGAGAAGTAAAATGACAGACGCATATGAAGACGGGAATCCTCAAGTTGAGGGTCAACCTGTTGATAATGTAGGGCAAGATGAAGGACAAAACGTTCAAGAGAATTCTAATCAGACTTGGGAAGAACAGGCCAAGTACTTCCAATCTGAAAAGGATAAACTCGCAAACGAAAATCAGAATCTGAAGAAATTTGAAGCGATTGGGAATTTATTAAAAGCTAGACCAGACATTGCAAATACAGTTGCAGCTATGGTTCAAGGTGGAAATAATGGACAACCCGTTGGCCCGCAACGAATTGAATTAAGCCTATAATGACCCTAAATCTAAATCGTATAAGTTTAGACAGCAAGAACTACAAGACAGTATTGGACAAGCTGTAAACCAAAGGATGGCAGGCGTAATGAAACAACAAGGAGTTCAACAATTAAAGGGTAACCTTTTACAGCAAGGATTAACTCCTGCTGAAGTTGATTCTTTTATGAGTTTTGCTGCTAAAAATCCTTCGGAATACGGAGTTGAAGGTGCTGTTAAAATGTGGAGAGCTGTTATGAACGAAGGCCAAGGCACAGTTACAGCTGAAAACCCATTAGATAATGTTAGACAAACGCAAGAAACACCAACACCTGGTGGTATATTGCAAGGTCAACAACCTCAAGCTAAAAGCGGAAAGGATGAAATGTGGGATGCAATTAAAAGTGCTGGAAGCCGAAGTGAAGTATTATAATAAATAAATAACGAAGGAGAAAGATAATGAGCACTTATAATAGTGGACAAGTCAAATTTGGAACTCCTGGGAGTGG